TTTTGGTAATTTATCTTAGTATCATTATAACTTACCTAACTGGTAAGTCAATCTGTTTTTTAATTTTTTCAAAATATTTTTTATATCCACTGGCTATTTGATGCCGAGCCGCTGGTAGCCTCTGGAAAACCTCTGAATTTGCATTTTGGTTACGGGTAAAAGTGTATTGGGAAACGTCTGGAACCTTCTGGGAAGGATTTGTCAAAAGTGCATAACAAAATTTGGCTATTTTGAGAATTGATTTTTCTGGCGACGTTGTTCCATCGGAATTTCCGTGCAAACAAAAAAATCCCCCTGCACCAGCCTTTTTACGGGTCATGGTACAGGGGGATTATCATTTTACGCTGACTTTGCGCTGACTCAGCCCAGATTCAGCGTATTCTGGGCAGCGGCCTGCTTGGCGGCGACGTGGTTGGCGTCGATCTGGGCCTCAATACGATTTTCGAGGTACTGGGTCGTATCGCCGAATGTGCTCTTGATGTAGTCCTGTGCGTCGTTGATCTTTGCCACGATGAACTCGATGAACACGGCAATGCCTTTCTGGATGCAGGCGGTCACGATGGGAATGCAGACCAGCAGGGCAACGTACAGCAGGCTTCTCGTAAACTCATTCATATTCGGTTACTCCTTTCATTCAGTGAACCTGATTCTTCAGGCTGTTCATCCGCTTATCACCTTCGATGGCGGCAGCGGTAAAGCTGTTGTTCTTCCACCACGCAGCGACGCTGGTGGCAATGGTCAGGCCAGTGGTCACGAACTGTTCCACCTCCGAACTTTCGATGGGCAGCAGGGGCTTCCCGGCTGCGCTCGAAACCTGATTTGCCAGAGCGAACGCCAGAGCGGCCGTGCGGGCCAGTGTAGCGATGGACACTTTGCTATTCGTCATAGAGCCTATCTCCTCTCACAGGTACTTGTCAGCGCCAGACAGCGCCTTCCACGATGCAGGGCCGCAGATGCCGTCCACAGTCAGGCCATGCGCCTCCTGCGCTTTCATCAGGGCATTTTCCGTCCCCTCTCCGAACAGGCCATCAGCCTTCAGCTTCAGGAGCTTCTGGAGCATGATCGTCGCACTGCGGTTCGCGTCCCCGGTGCAGCCCCGGCGGATGGTGGGAAGCACGAACTTGTTGTAGGTCGTGCTGGGGTACTTTCCAGGCGTGGTGCAGAGCCACGTCGCTTTCGTGCCACGGGTGTCGGCGTGGACAAAGGCTCCACGGCTGTGCCAGTAGATGCCGATGCCGCCGAACCCCACGGCTTGAGCAAGGATGCCCAGTGCCACAGGGTTGATACTCCGATTCTCCGTCCTCCAGTCCGCTGCCATGCCGTAGCGGTGCTTGGAGTTCGGGCTTCCGCCCACGGCCTTGCTGGCGTTGTGCTTGATGCAGCGGTAGCCAGACGTGATCTTCAGCGGGCGGTTCACCTTGTCCCGGATGAGCTGGAGCTTTTCGGCCAGCTCCGTGTCCACCGACTGCTGTCCGCAGCCGCAGGGACACTCGAACTCGGACTTGGTAAAGTTTTTGGTGAGCGCGGTCTTATCCCCGCGCTGGAACGTAATGATGCTCAACTTACACACCTCCTAAAAGCCGATTTGGGTAAACACATGGCCGAGAAAAGCACCAATGACGGCGGCCACGACATACCAAACAGCTTTGCGCCACATTTCGCCATCACGGTTTTCTAGTGTTTCCAGCCGCCTGCCCTGTCTTTCCTGCTCCTTCACCATGCTTTCCATGCTCAAGGCCAGCTTCTCGACCGAAGTGGACATTGCGCCCATTTTGCTTGCGCTTTCCTCCAGCAAGGCGATTCGTCTGTCCTGACGGGCATTTTCTTCCTCGAGCCGACGCTTGAACTCCTCATGCTCGGCTCGCGTAATAGGCTGGTCCATCTGAACCTCCTCTCCTTCGTCATGCAAAAAAATGAGGGGAGCCGGTTCTCCCGACTCCCCTGCGCGATCACTCGACCTC